CTGTCAGGCTTTGTGGTCCTGGCGAGTATGCTGCTGGAAAATGCAGTCAAGGGTTTTGTCACGACGCTGGGCAGCGCTGACCATCTGGATCGCTTCACGGATGACCAGTTTGACCGGATGTGGGCGGTGGTGGTCGAGAACTTCCTGCCGTATGCGGTGGGCGAGCGGGGGAAGGATTGGCCGCAGGGGCCGGAGGAGCAGATCGCATGATGCCCGACTTCACCCCGCCGGAGGGGTTCGCGCTGGCCGACAGGTTGCCCTTAGAGGCCGCCATGATCCGCATCAAGAACGAGGATATCGCCATCTGCCCGGAGTGCGGCAATCCGCTGATGGATTATGCCCACGGAGAGCACCCAGCATTTATTTGCTGGAATTGCCACCTGGTCTGGCTGACAGATGCGAACCCCAGCAGGACGAGCCATCGGGAGTTGCTGAAGCGGATTCTCACCAAAGAGACGATAGCGGCCCGGCAGCGGGCCGAGGAGGCGGCGTGATTGAAATCCGAAAGCCAACCAAAAAGGAGATACACAAGATGAACTGGGATAATTTTCTATGGCGGATGGAGGCCATAGCCTACATCGTTTTTATGCTAGGTGCGGGAATTTCACTAATGGCTCTCGCCGCGATGATATTCATGGTGTTGTGGGGCGTCATAACCGGCAATGTGCAGGTGGTTGCTTGGTGACTCTCCTCAGCATCGACCCCGGCACCCGCCTTTGCGGCCTTGTCTGGTGGGAAGGCGATGAGCCAGTCGCCTGGCTGACCGAGCGCGCCACGGGTTACGAGGCGATGGTCGAGCGCGTCATCGCCCGTCTGCGGAATGTAGACGCCGTAGCCATCGAGGGGGCCTATATCAGCAACGTCAACAAGCAAAGCGGCCTGGTGCTGGCATATTTCATCGGGGCAGTGCGGGGGCTGTGCATCGAGCGGGGCATCCCTTGCCACATCGCGCAGACAGCGCAGATCGACACGGCCTGCCGGATCAAGGTGGGGCTGGAGCGGAACGAGCGCAAGCTGTTCACCGCCTCATTGGGGCGGTTGCAGCTGGGCGATGGCTGTACGCAGGACGAATACGATGCCTATTGCGTCGGGGTGTGGGCGCGGGGGCAAGGAACGCTGGCCGCGTGGGCGGCGGCGGAAAGCGAGGAGTGATGGACGTTCAACGTGTCATGAAATACGGTTACGAGGTGTGGGCAAACACGCCGATGGACGACCTCCGGCGGTCAGAGTGCCTTTGCCTGAATTGCGCCAGGTTTAAGCCGGGCGATGATGATCATTGCCCCATCGCGGCGGCAGGCTACCAGCTTTGTCTGGAATATCACATTGCCTACATGATGACGCGCTGCCCGAAGTTTGAGGCGGAAAGCGAGGAGTGATGGGCTTCATCGAGTGGGTATTTTTAATTGCCTGCGTGGCAATAATTATTGTTATTTTGAAGGACTAGGCGGCATAGGGCACGGCCAATGGAGCAACTATGAGTGATGACATCGATTTTGCGGGTATGACCATGTTGGAGCAGGGGCGCATCTTCAGCGCCTATCGGGTACAGCAGCAATGCACCTGGGCAGCGACGGCTCACTATTATGGACGTGAGGAGAACACTGTGCGCGGCTATGGCTGCCGCTATGACCGCCAGCAAGAAGACCGGGCGCGGCAGCAGCAGCGGCAGCTCGACAAGGTGAGCCAGGGCGGCAAGGCGGCGAAGTTCAACAGGCCCCGCGTGCTGCTGCGGGCTGCCGTCTTTGATATCGAGACCAGCGACTTCGGGAGTGAAGGCTATGAAGGATTCTTGTTATGCTGCTGCATCTTGCCGGTGGACAGCAACGATGTGCAGACAATACGCCTGGATTTCGGTGACAATGACGACCAACGAGTGCTCATTGAAACTGTTCAATCACTCAGCGCATACGATATCCTCATTGGACACTTCATCGATGGCTTCGATCTTCCCTGGCTCTCTTCCCGACTCGCCTATCACAACCTGCCGCCCTACCGGCGCTGGTTCTCGATAGATACCTACAAGTTGGCCCGCCGGGCCAAGCTGCGGACGCGAAAGAAGCTCTCAACCCTGATCGACTATTTCCAGGTACCTGGCATCAAGACCGCCGTTGAACGTACCAGCTGGAGCCACGCCCGCAGCCCGTTTCCGGGCGAGTTCGAGGCGGCGATGGATGACATCATCTACCACTGCGAGAACGATGTGCTGGCGAACCGCCAGGTGTTCGAGGCGCTGTACCCGCTCATCATGAACAGCCGCTATAGTTCGTCATCCCCGATTGGCATCTTCGACCAGGGCAGCGGGTGTGGGTTGTATTCGGATCGGTATGGGCCAGCAGGAGCCGACGCCGCCCGCCCGGCGCTGCGGCTGGCGGATGCGGCCTAGGAGGATGATTATGCCCAGCAAAGATGTTGGCAAATTTAAGGTGGTTATCACGCCAATTGTGGCAGATGGAATTCTTAAAGAATTGCGGGACAATCTCGGAAATGTGTATAAGACTGTGGACAAAGACGAACTCGCCCGCCTCCGGCACATCGAGGAGCTGGCGCGGGCTGCGATTGATGCCTATGATAAAACGCTTGAATCCGGGGCTTACTTTAAAATCAATGAGGTATCCTGGGATACAGTCGAAGCCCTTGAGAATTTAAAGTTGGCACTGGGGGGGGACGATGGACAAACTGATACATGATATCATAGACAGGGGCTACGCGGTTCTCGCGGGCCTGATGTTGCTGACCGTGATTGGCCTGGTGCTCTATCGCGTCTATATGACCGTGCCGGTTCGGGCGGTTACGCTGGTCTTCCTGGTGGGAACGGTGGCCTTCAGCGCCCTGGGTCTATTCATCTTGGCGGGTCTGTTTTTCCTAAAGCCGCTACTCGACAAAGAGCCACCCATGACGTATGAGGTGGTCTCCCTCGACGACTTCGGCAATGCCTGGAATCTGGTGCTGTATGATGACAAGGCGGGGCTGGAGCGGGCGATTGAGCTGAGCGAGAATTACGATATGGAGTACTTCCAGGCCGGGCGCGATCAGTCGGGGCAGTATTACGCGGTGTTCCATGTGGGCGGACAGCTCAAGGAATTTATCGAGGCGGTCAAATGATCCGCTTATTAGCACCATGCACGATTTACATAATTTGGAGGTATTGGTGATGGACGCATACGATGCCATATGGATAAACGATAAGGGGGAGGAAATCCCCGTAAAAATAAGAGAGTTTTTTATGGGTTATTTTTGGTTCGATTATAAAGGCCTCAATCGGGATTTCGATCCCCCCATCCCGGTTGTCATTCGTGGTGCTGCTCCCAAAAGTCGAATTAAGCCATTGGGGAGTGGTGATGGGGGCGAGGGCGATGATTAGATGTCCTAACTGCAATTACAGATTCGGTTGGCGGTCGCGCCAAGAGTGGTTGCTATATACTATCCATGTTGATTACCGCAACCGCATGACTGTTGTTTGGACGGGAAGGCCGGGACAAAGCATTGATGCGATTGAGGTTCTTATCCCAGAGATGTTACCCAGGACGATTGAAGTTCGAAATGTTTTCGCGCCCAACGAGCGCATAGCCCGCCACATAGCGCGGTGTGAGGTCGAGCGATGGAGCATGAACCGTGCCTAACGTAAGATGTCCCTATTGTCGTCGGCGCTATTTCATAAGCGAGAATAAGATCGTCCTGACCGAGCGCCAGCTTGCCATCCTGGATGTCATCCCCAATCTCTGCCTCAACAGCCGGAACGGCCATGCCTCCTCAACGGCCATCGCTGCTATCGTGGGCTGGTCAACCCGCACCATTCAGCTTGAGCTATCCCACCTGGAGCATATCGGAGAAGTCGCCCGACCCGGTGGCCCCTATGCCGGGTGGGTGATCCCCGAACGGCTGATTCTCGTTCAGGAAGAGCGCCTTGCTCTAACCGGCTAAACGCCTTTTGCGCGGTAGTGCGCGGTTATCCGCGTCTGCATGGTACGGTGTATGCAGACGCTTTTTGATTCCCCGGCGCATGAACCGGCGCACACACATAATGCCGATGGGCCTGGCGCGGACGGCGGCGCGGGGAGGGCGAAAAGCACCAATATGGTTTCACAACCTGCCCCGAAGTGTAACCATAATAGGGGGATTTTCGCGATATGAAGTCATGTCCAAAATGCGGCGCTATCGTCGAGTTTTCAACTGCTAAATCTCTTGGCGATAAATGCCCGTATTGTGGCGGGCCGCTGGAATGGGTCTTCGATCTGGAGGGTGGTTGGGAAGTTAAGGGAGCCTGGCCCACTGGATCAAGCACCGAAACCCAATCTGACAAGCAAACCGAGACGATGGAAGTGTGACCGTGAATTCTCACAAATGCGATTGGTGCAATGGGACTGGCTGGATAAGAAGTAGGCCGTCGCGCGGCGTTTTTGTAAGTCATAAATGTGGTGAATGCCATGGCACCGGAATCATTGTTAATGAGGATCGCCGGTGGACAACTTCTGCCGGGCAGACCGAAACGCTCGGCCCCGCGACCACCTGGTATGACGACTTCGATCCGTATGACCCGCCGGAGGAGTATCAAGGCGCGTGAAAGTCTTCCGCCTCGTCCGGTGTGACTTCTGTCAGGGGATCGGCGCGACTGTCGAGGAGCGGTATGGCGTGGTCAACCACCTCGGCCACGATGAATATGGCCTGACCATCCCTGCCACGTCCTACATTGGGCGGTCATGGAAACAGAAGTGCCGCCCCTGTGCGGGGCGCGGCGAGGTGCTGCGGATTTATAACGTGGACGAGGATGTCGAGGCGAGGGCAGCGTGACGTTACGAATGTGACGCCCCATAAAAAAGAGATGGCAATAACGGCAAAGCAGGCGGTAGAGGCAGCATATCGGGCGCGGGGCTTTATTTCACAAGCCGCCGATCTAATAGGTTGCACGCGCCAGCACTTCTATCGTCTGATGGATAAATACAGCACCGTTGCCGAAGCCGTCGAAGAGGCCCGCGAAAAGCGGCACGATTATGTTGAAACCCAACTCATGAAATTGATAGATGACGGCAATGTGACCGCCATCATTTTTTATGCCAAGACGCAACTAAAGAAGCGCGGCTATGTGGAGCGTCAGGAAGTGACCGGCGTGGACGGCCAGCCGGTGCAATTCACGACTGTCGAGGTCGTTAAGGACTATGGGGCGGATGACGCCTCCTGAACTTTATCAAATTCATAAACAAAAGCTGACGCTGAACTTCCACCAGGGGCAGACCCAAGCCTGGGATAGCACCGCCCGTTTTACGGCGATGATAGCAGGCACGCAATCGGGCAAAACGAGCTGGGGGCCGTTCTGGCTCTACCGCGCGATTTATGGCGGTTGGGGCTGGGAGGGCTTCGGCGGCGGGGACTATCTCGCCGTGACGGCCTCCTATGACATGTTCAAGCTCAAGATGCTCCCCGAACTCAAGGCAGTATTCGAGGTGCTTTTCGGGGTAGGCCGCTACTGGGGCGGGGATAAAGTCATCGAGCTTAAAGACCCGGCCTCCGGCCAGTTCTGGGCCACGAACAGCACCGATCCGATGTGGGGGCGCATCATCCTCCGCTCGGCCAGCGCCGAGGGCGGCCTGGAGAGCGCGACGGCCCTGGCGGCTTGGCTCGATGAGGCGGGGCATGACGACTTTACCCTATTGGCCTGGGAGGCGGTGTTGCGCCGCCTGAGCCTGTCGCGGGGGCCGGTGCTGATTACGACGACGCCTTATAACCTGGGGTGGCTCAAGCAGCAGGTATACGACCCGTGGCGGAATGGGGGTCTAGATTACAACGTCATCCAGTTCGACAGCACCTACAACCCGCGCTTTAGCCAGGCCGAGTTTAAGGATGCACAGAAGCGCCTACCATCATGGAAGTTCAACATGTTCTATCGGGGGCTATTCGAGCGCCCAGCGGGCATGATTTATGGCGATTTCGTGGATGACTACCGCGAAAATGATGGAAGCCTGGTTGAGCCATTTGAATTGCCATCAACTTGGCCCAGATACGTGGGTATCGATCCGGGGGCCGTCAATACCGCGACTATCTGGCTGGCGCATGACATTGACCATGATGTGTATTATGCCTATCGAGAGAGCCTGAAGGGCGGGCTATCGACAGCGGAACATGCAGAGAAGGCATTGAGCATTGCCAGGCGCAACCACGAGAATGTCCATAAGTGGGCCGTTGGGGCCAAAAGCGAGGTACAGCAGCGGTTGGATTGGCAGGCAGCAGGCGTCCTAGCCAAAGAGCCGCCATTTCATGATGTCGAGAGTGGCATCGACCGGATTATTGCCCTGCTCCGGCAGAAGCGCTTGTTTATTTTTGATAGCCTGAATGGGTTGCGGGATCAGTTTATGACTTATGCGCGGGTGTTGGATGCCGAAGGTAATCCAACGGAAAAGATAAAGAACAAAGAGACATATCACTATTTGGACGCCCTGCGCTATGGCGTGGCCGCCACAAAGATTATGGGCAGCCCGATTGCCTTTGTAGACCTGGACTAATGATGGATAAACCCTGGGTAATGATCAGGCGGTCTCCGCAGCCGAGGCCGCAGCAAATTATCAAGGCGACCGGCCCGGCCCCGGCGTGGTTTGCGGCGGGCGCGGAGAGCTATACGCCCCTCCCCGATCTGTCGATCTATAGGAACCAGACAGGGACCTTCCGGACGTCGTGGGTGTATTCGGCGGTTTCCATCCTGGCGCGGGATGTGGCGACGCCCCCGCTCATGGTCAAGCAAGAGAAGAACGAGAAGACCGAAGACATTATCAATCATCCTTTCGAGCTGCTGCTCAAGCGGCCCAACCCGCTGCTCAGCCGGAGTGAATTTATCGAGGCGATGGTCATCTTTCGGGCACTGACCGGCAACGCCTATATCTGGCTCAACAAATTGAACGAGGCCGCCCCGCCCAGCGAGATGTGGATCATCCCCAGCGACCGGATCAAGCCGGTGCCGGACGGCAGACTGGCTATCAAGGGATATCTATACAATCCGGGTTGGCAGCCCGAAATCGCGCTTGAGCCGTGGGAAGTCGTCCATCTGAAGACGCCCAACCCCTATAACCCCTATGTTGGGCTGTCACCAGTCGAGGCGCTGGCCATTGCCATCCTGGGCGACAAAGCGATGTCGGAATGGAACACGAATTTCTTTCACAAGGACAACGCCAAGATATCCGGCATCCTGAAATTTGCCGACACCATTGAGGACGGCCAATGGGAAAAGATGCTGGCGGACGTAGAAAAGAAATACGGCGGCACCAAGCGCCGGTTGATGATGATGCGAGGCACCGGGCAGGGCGCGGCGGACTTTATTAATACGGCCATGAGCCAGAAGGATATGGAATTCCTGGCCGGACGGCAATTCAGCCGCGAGGAGATTTACCAGATATTTGCCCCCGGCCTCTACGCGATGCTAAATGCCAGCTCGGCACTCAACAATGCCCGCTCGAATGAAGCCACCTACATGAGCCACACCGTCTGGCCGCTGCTGGTAAGCATCGCCGAGAAGATCACCAACGACATCCTGCCCGCCTATGGCGAGAACCTGGTGTGTGAGTTTGAGGATGTCCGGGTGCGCGACCGGCAGATGGATTTGAACGAGCAGGAGCAAGCACACAAGGTGATGACGGTGGCAGAAGTGCGAGAGAAATATTTCGACCTGCCGCCATTGGGTGATGAGCGCGACGATAAGCTGGTAGCCCAGGCCGGTAATCCTTTTGGCAGCAGCGGGCCTAATCCATTCGCAAACAATTCCAACGGCAACAAGCCGCCCCAGCTCGATGACGGCAAAGAGGAGGCGCCGGAGGATGTCGCCGAGGAGCCGGTTAAGGCCCGCCGCGAGGTGCAGCCCACCAAAGCGCAGATGGTGCGCGACGAGCTGCGGACTTGGGAACGGTTCGTCGTGAAGCGCATCAAGGCCGGGCAGCAGTCCTGGCGGGAATTCAAGGCCGAGTTCGTGCCCGCCGCCCTGAAGGCGGCCATCGAGGGCGGCCTGGAGGCCGTCAGCACGCCGGAGGGGGCGCGGTTGGTGTTTGAGGACGCGAGGCGATGGGAAGGGTACCCGTGATATGCCCGACCTGCCGAGCCGCAATGACTGGGAGCGCAAGTTAGCCCGTCTGATGGGACGGTATTTCCAGGAGGGGCTGGACGACTTGATCGATGCGCTTTATGAAGACCCGGACAAACCGGAGAACCTTAACAATCTAACCCAAGAGCAGATCGATAAGCTAAATGATTGGCGGCGCGATGATCTTGTCGAGGCCAGGGTGTCTCTGCGGGACGCCCTACAGGCCATTTACCTGGAAGGCGCGGAGGGGGAGGTCAACAGCCAACCCATAGGCGTGGACTGGGGACTGCTGAATGAGCGGGCCATACGGTGGGCAGAGGAGTACAGTTACGATCTCGTTAAGGGCATCAAGCGAACCACCCAGCGCAGTGTGGATGAGGCGCTGACCCTGCAAAGAGAGCTGCGGGAGACCATCCCGACCGGCTTTGAGGCAGGAGTTACCCAGCGAGATTTGCGGCGCAGGCTCTCGGAAACCTTTGGCCCTCGGCGGGCAGCGATGATTGCCGTCACAGAAGTGACGCGGGCATCCGTGCAGGGCACCATGGGGTTTATGGCCCAACTAAGACATGAAGGCGTGAGGGTTGTGGCTATCCATCGCACGAACAAGGACGAACGAGTATGTCCCATCTGCAAACCGCGCGACGGCAAGCCCATCGAGAACATCTATCAGGAGCCGCCCCTGCACGTAAACTGCCGGTGCTGGGTTACTGCCCGGGTTGTGAGGAATGAATGACTGATGGCATTGAAATCAAAATAACGGGCGTAAATGCCATTCGCTCGCTGCTCAACCCCGATCTGGCCATGCGGGGCGTGAAGGAAGGCATTAAAAAGGCGACGGCTCATGTGCAGGACAACATTGCCCAATATCCGCCATCGCCCAAGGGGAGGCCACAATTCCCCAATGGATTTAAGACCCTCCGCCAGCAGCGCTATTTCTTTTGGGCCTTGAGACATGGCGAGATCGTGGTGCCCTACCCGCGCGGCGAACCCCCCAGTGAGACGTTGGGGCGGAAGTGGACGACAAAAATAACCGATGGCGGCCTGACCGGGGTTGTGGGCAATAATGCAAGCTATGCCCAATGGGTACAGAGCGGAAAGAAACAGTCGAGGTATCACAAGCTGACCGGCTGGAAAACAGACGCCCAGATTATAAAGTCGGAGGCGGCCATGGTAAACGACATCGTTAACAAAGAGCTTGAGAGCGTATTTCTGAGGGGGTTTTAGATGCTTGACGGCCTTGTCATTGCCTTTGATTGCGATGGAACACTCGATATATCGGGTGCCGATCCCGGCCCTGTTGAGGCCAAGGCCATCGTTCACCTCCGGGCGCTCGGCGCTACGGTTGGCATTTGTGGCAATACGGAGCCGCTGCGGGCGAATGGATATATGAACCATCTCGACTTTGTGACGATGCACGTCAACAAGGCGAATAGCCTGATGATGACAGCCGATAAATATCATGAGGGCCGCATGTATATATTTGTGGGCAATACTGAAGATGACAGGGCGGCGGCCAATGAGGCGGGGTGGATCTTCATTGATGCCCGCGACTTTAGGTTAAGGGGGTTTTGATGCCCTACATGGTGGTTAAGCAAGATAACGAGTTCTGTGTTTATAAGCACGACGAAGACAATAACCCGGTGGGGGATAGCCTGGGCTGCCACGACACCAGGGAAGAGGCGAATCGGCAGATCGCGGCCCTCTATGCCAACGAGCCGGGGGCGGCAAAGGCGACCGTCAAGGCCGTTGGTGATGGCGAAGAGTGGACGCTCGATGTGCTGGGCAACCCATGGTATGGCCCGGAGAACGGGCGCGATGCCGACGGCGAATACTTCAGCCCACAAACCGACTTCCACGCCGATAAGTACAACCTGCCGCCGGTCGTCTACTACCACGGGCTGGGGCCGGACGGCAAGCCCAGCGGGAAGCCGGAGTACATCGGCAAGACGGTTGCGCGGGAGGTGAGGCCGGACGGTGTTTGGTACCGCGTGGTGCTGGACAGGGCGAAAGACCTCGCCTCCCGGATATGGGAGGCCGCTAAGAACGGCTTAGCGCGGGCCTCGTCGGGCAGCGTACCGCAGTTGGTGCGGATCGCCCCGGACGGCCATATCAAAGAATGGCCCGTGGTGGAGTTGAGTTTGTTAGAGCTGGACGGCGGCAAGAGGCCCGCGAACGGGTATGCCGTCGCCCTGCCAGTGATGAAAGCAGTGTACGAGCAGGCCGGGATCGAATGGCCTGATGTGGAAATAAGCGACGTGAGCGGAGCGGAGACGGACAGCCCAGAGGCGGATACGCAAGGGGCGGGCGTAAGCGAAACGAGCGGCGCGGTCGAAATCGAAACTATCAAAGCTATGGAGGATAACATGGCAGAGGAAACGACTACCCTGTCCGAGAACCGGGTAGCAGAACTCATTGCCGAAGCCTTCAAGGCTGACCGCGAAGCACAGAAAGCCGAGCTGGAAGCCGAAAAGGCACGGAAAGAAGAGATTGAGGCGGCTATCAAGGCCGAGCGCGAGAAGTGGGAGGAAGAGGCCAAGAAGGCCCGCCGCCTGCCCTTCTCGGCAGACGATGCGCCGGTCGTCGGGCAGTTTGGCGACCTGCGGAAATACCAGCACCTTGAAGCGGGCGACATGGCTTGCATGATCGACGTGCTGAAAGCCGCTGGCAAGCCGGTGTCTGAGACGGCCTACCGCGACCTGGCAATCAAGACGGTCGAGGATAAGGGTGAAATCGGGGCGCACGCGGGCCTGATGCTGAAGGCCCAGGGTATCACCGATGCCACCAAAGCGAACGAAGTGAACTACTCCACCCTCGCCAGCTATGGCGACGAGTGGGTGACTACGGCGAACGCCACCCAGTTGTGGGAGAACATCCGCCAGGAGAGCAACGTCGGCAGCATGATACCCAGCATCGAAGTGCCGCAAGGCTCCGAAAGCGTGCTGATCCCCCTGGAAGGCACCGATCCGGTGTTCTACAAGGTGTCTCAGGTCGCCAGCGACGCCGATACCGGAGGCTTGCAGCGTCCGCTGCCCACCGTGACCAGCTCACGGCTGGGAACGGCCAACAATACGCTCTCTGTCAACAAGATGGGGGCGCGTATCCGCTGGTCGGGCGAGCTGGAAGAGGACAGCATCGTGCCGTTCGCTCCGCAGCTTCGCCGCCAGATGGGCTTGGCCGGGCAGGAGTATTTCGATCACGTCATCCTGGATGGGGATACCCGCACGACCGCCAGCGTCAATATCAATGATGCGGCGGGCACCCCGGCGGGCACCGAGGCTTACCTGCTGTTCAACGGCTTGCGCTACACCGCCCTGGCTACCAGCGGGCGGAACCGCTCCGGCGGCGCGATTGACGAGGACGACTTCGTGGCAACAATGGCGCTGCTGGGCACGGCGGGCGAGGCCGCCGACCCGGATCGTTGCGCGTTCATCGTGGACGTGCATACCCACCGAAAGATGCTGACCGAAATCACCGCCCTCAAGACGGCGGATGTATACCCCGGCAGCCCGACTATCACCTCCGGTCGGATCACCCAGATTTGGGGCTACCCGGTGATTGTGTCCCACCAGATGGGCTACGTTCACACCTATAGCCCGCACACCATGACCGGCTACGAGAAGAAGTTCACCACGTCGGGGTACATCGACCAGGACACCTCCAGCGGGGCCAACAACACAACCGGCCTGATGCTGCTGGTTCGGTGGGATCGCTGGTACCTGGGCTGGAAGCGGCGCATGACGATGGAAGTCACCCGTCATCCCGAATGGGACGGCTCGGAAATCGTTGCCCTGATGCGGTTTGGGCTGCTGGCCCGCGACACGACTAACGCGGTCGCCTGCACCTACAACATCACGGTCTAGCGGAATGAGGGGATAAGGGGCGGAAAAGCCGCTCGTTCGGCGGGACTTCCCGCCCCCCTACCCCGAAAGGATACATGATGAGTAGGTTATATAACATGAAGACGGGCTCGGCAGACCTGACCGACCTGTCCGATGGTAGGCAGGCCGTGCCCAGCGTGGGCGGGGATGGACGCGTGTTTTATGTCGATCCCAGCTCGTCGGTGGGATATACCGTGGGCGCGGTGGGGAATGATGGACTGAGGCCCGACGCCTCGTTCCTGACCCTCCAGGCCGCTATCGACGCCTGCGACAACTGGCGCGGCGATAAGATCATCTGCAAGGCGGGCACACAGACGGTCACGACCTCGGTGCTGTTCAACAAACAGGGCATCACCGTCGAGGCCGAAGGGGCCGGATTGCCCCTCGAATCAAAGGGCGAGCGGTTCGTGCTGTATGGGAGCCACACCGACGGCCCCGCGGCCACCATTTCCGCCCCCTGCTCGATCCGGGGGCTGGGGTTCTGTGGCTCAGAGACGGCGGGGGCTTCGGTCGAAGTCGATGGCTCGACTGGCGGCTTTGATGGCGGCAACTTCTATGAACTGCTCGGCTGCCGGTTCTCTCACTGGGGCATCGCCAAGGCCTTCTGCCTGTTGATCCAGGGGGGTAGTGACGGGATCATCGACCACTGCATGTTCGATGGATACGACACCGGCTACACGACCGCCGGGATTGGCGTTGACGACTCTGGCAGCAATGGCGTGCTGGCGCTGCGGATTACCAATAACCTGTTTTTGAATATTGGCTCCGGCAAGTACTGCATTGCCATGGTGGATTCGAGCGTTCACTTCCGCTTGAGCCTGATCGCCCACAACTACAACATCGGCTCGGCCAAGCTCATTAACTTCAACTCCTGCACCGGCGACGGCTACACCATGATCGCCGACAACTACACGGGCGCGGCAACGGACACCAGCTCATACAATGCGGCTGTTTCTGACCTGCAAACGGCTGGGTTCCAGTTTGCCAATAATCATTACGAAGAGTCGTAATCGCACCGGACAAATGAGAGGGGGGCGGGGCAACTCGCCCCCCCGGCAAGGAAGAATGATGGGAAAAGCGAAAAGCACGATCAAGTTCTTACAGAACTATGGCGGGGAAGCGACCGGCGGTGTACTCCATCAGCCGGGGCAGACGGCAGAAGTCGACAGCGCCAGGGCAGCGGTGTTGGTAGAGAGTGGTCGGGCCGTCTATGTGGAATCGGGGCCGGAGGCTGAAGCCGAGGCCGAAGAGGAAGAGAAGCCCAGGCGGGGCCGCCCTAAGAAAAGCGAGTAATCCATGCCACTCAAAGAATATCGATTTGACATTGAAACCGATGCCGATGGGGATGGATCGGCCACCACAGAATCCGGGGTTTTGGGTGCACTTTTTCATCTCTATGTAGACGAAGACACCCTGGGCGATAATTGGAATCTTGATATCACCTATGAAAACACATTGGGCGATGATATCACGCTGGTTGATTTGGATACCCAATCAGCCGATGTCAATATCCCGCCCCGAACCCAGGTATATAACTATCAGGGAACGGCACTAACGCTTGATGGGACACGGATCGCTTTTGACATGGCACTTATCGCGGGGCCGGTGACGGCCACCATATCGAGTGGTGGTGCAACCAAGGCCTGCACTGTTCTGCTCTATGTATTCGAGTAGCCCGGTTCGGCCCGTCACCCAGAAGCGCTACCCGCCGCTGGATACCCGCCTGTACCTGTGCGGCTTTCCGAAGGCGGGCCTGCACGCCGTCAACCTGATGGTGGGGGCGTTCCTGAAGCCAGAAGTCGGCTATGACCAGAACTGGCTGGGGACGTTCGCGGGGGGCGGCTGGACAACGGAGTGGGTAAACGACCACATCATGGAGCGGGCGATCCGGTCGGTGCGCTCCGGGCATTATATCCGGGGCCATATGGGCTACAGCAAATGGTTTGAACAACTGCTGTATTCCTATGGGGTGGGGCTGGTCTTCATCTACCGCGACCCGCGCGACGTGGCGGTCAGCCAGGCGCATCATGTCCTGAGCGATGACGGCGGGCGCAAGGAGATGAAGCACCCCGGCAAGGCGCTTTACAAGGCGCTGCCGGACTTTGAGAGCGTGCTGCTGGCCGTGATTGAAGGACTGAACGAATATGCCGGGCTATTCGAGCGGTGGGCCTACTATGCGGGCTGGCTTGAGGTGGGGTGGGTGCATACCCTGCGCTTTGAGGACATGATCCAGCGCCCGGAAGCGACGGCGCAAGCGCTGCTCAAGTATGGCATCAGGCGGCAGATAAGCCCGGTGAAACCGTGGCCCGCCTGGTTCCGCCAGCAAGTGGTCGAGAAGATGATCGAGAACCGGCGGCAGACCTATCGTTCGGTGACGTTTCGTAAGGGCAAGGCGGGCGGCTGGCGGGAAGCCTTCACGCCCAGAGTCAAAGAGGTTTTTAAGGCCCGCGCCGATGACTGGCTGATCCGGCTGGGCTATGAGGAAGATAACGACTGGTGAGTACAAGAGCGTTTGTCTACACCCCCATCTATCGCCAGCTTGACCGGGCGATGGCCTCCTGGCAGAAGGCGTTTGCCTACTGGCGGCAGGCCGATCCGGGCGTGGCAATTGACCACTACCTGGCGTATGGCGATGACCTCACGCCCGTCGCCTATGACAATGTGACCCGCAAATACCGCCGGGCGCAGCAGGTGTTCCTGGCGGGTGACTGGGACGTGTTTATCAGTCTGGAGGATGACATCGTGATCCCGCCCGACGCCTTCCCGCGCCTGATGCGGGTGCTCGACCTGGGGGCTGATATCGCTTATGGGCTGTATGTATTCCGGCACAATTCGCAGCGCTGGAGCGCCTATACCTCGCTGAGCGAGCTGGGCGGGCAGAGCTACAGCATGAATCCCGACTTCGCCCGGCTGGCCTGGGGGCAGGTGCGCGATGTATACGGCGTGGGGAACGGCCTGACGGCCTACCAGCGCCATGTGATGGTTAAGCTGCCCTTCCGTCGCGGTGGCAACGCCTGCAATGATTGGTATCTGTCGGCAGATGCCCAGCGGGTGGGCTACCTGCAGCGGTGCGATTTCGGGATCGTCTGTGGGCACATCAGCGCCGATAAGGGCGAGATTTACTGGCCGGACGTGGAGACGGACGACCTCTACCGGGTCGAGAAGATGGGGGAGGCGGTCGAATGCGAATCCTGATGTACGTCACCCAATCGCGCGTCATCATGCCCGCCCTGGCCTCCATCCATGAGATCGACGTGGCGGGGCATGAGGTCACGCTGGTATTTGACCGAACCGAAAATGCCAATCCAGGCCACCACCACCGCTACGACATCCACTGCTTGAAGGTGAATCGGGCACGGAATATGGCGCTGGAAGGGGAGTATGATGCGCTGTTCAGCCTGGATGACGACATGCTGATCCCGCCGATGGCCTTGCATGACTTGCTGGCGGTGGGGGCCGACGTGGCCTATGGCCTGGCGGTGTGGCGCAATCCGCCCCACCAGTGGACGGCGGCGCTCTCTTTGAAATGGGGGGACATCGACACCCTGGACTTGCACCCTGACAGCGCCCGCAAGCTGTGGGGCGTGCCTGTTGAGACGCTGGGTTGCGGCTTCCATTGCACGCTGATCCGCCGCCCGGTTCTGGAGGAGATCGCCTTTTATCGGGACGGCCCCGGCGCGTGCGATTGGGGGCTGGCCCACGACGCGAGGGAAAAGGGCTTCACCCAGGTCACGCACACCGGCGTGGTATGCGGACATTGTGAGCCGATAACGGATGAAATCTATTGGCCGGATATCGACGCGCCGGGGTTGTGGCGGGCCGACAGACTGAGCGAACACAAACAGGAGAAGGCATATGCCAACAGGATATGACTTAGGCGACACCAGGATTACCATCAACAATGGTGGCGGAATTGATGTGGCGAGTGGGGCCGACATCGACATAGCCAGCGGGGGGGCGCTCAAGCTGGCCGGGACTGCTATCACCAGCAACGCCACCGAATTGAACCAGCTTGATGGTACAAGTACCATCCAGACCGACCTGATCGGAAGCCTGACACTCAGCGTGCCCGCAGAAGACCCCGCCGATCACATCGTGGTCAGCGGACAGCTCAAAGACATGGCGGGCACCAACATGGCAGAAACCTGCCTGGTGCTGGTCTATATCTCGGATGACGACGATGGCTCCAGTGTGGCAGACACCGCCCCTGATGATGTGCTGATTGGCACCGATGGGAACGGCAGTTATGGCACCAACCTCTATGAATTCGAGGCCGACAAGATGCTGCTGGTGCTGACCGATTCCTCCGGGCGCTTCGATGTGGATATTCAGGAGGATGGCTCTGACACCTGGTATATAGTCGCCCAGCCGTGGGGTGGCCGCCATCTTGTGAGTGGCGCGGTGGCATTCTAGGAGTAGATGGTGGCGACAAACGACTATCTGACATCGACCGAATTCAAGGCCCGCAACGTCATCACCTCTACCGATGCCGCTGATGATGCGCTGATCGAAGAGCAAATCACCGCCGTCTCGCGCTGGTCTGACCGGGTGACGCTGGGTGATCCCGGTTGGCTGAATACTGCCGACGTCACTGCCACCGCGCGCTATTTCGATGGCGAGGGGCGGATCGAGTTGTGGATCGACGAGTGCACCAGCATCACCACGGTGCAACAGGCGGAGTATCCGTTCACATCTTATTCGACCATGACGGCAGATACCGACTACTGGAAATCGAACGGCAAGCATTATGACGCCGCGCCCTATCGGCTGCTCGAAATCGTGCCCGCCTCCTCGACTTTCGCCTACTGGCCGAATGGGCGGCGGGCCGTGAAGATAATGGCGGTCTGGGGCTACGCGGCCACCACGCCGGAGCCAGTCAAAGAGGCGGTCAATATCATGGTCAGGGAGCTGTATTTGATGAAACAATCGGGCGGCAGCGGGCCT